TGAGTTCTTTTCTCATTTCTGCGAGATCCTCCTCTGTGGTCTGGTCTGGAGATGTTGCGCTATCGTCTTCCCCAATTGGGAAGCCCGCAAATGATACTTTGCGTTCACCCCCATCTGTGGGAAGTGGTACATTAAGCCTAACCTCAATAGTAACGGGTAGGTTTACGCTAAGTTGGTCGACAATGTTCTCCGTAGCTTTAGTGTAGACAATTGCTCCGTTAACGTCTACCTTAACGTAATAAGCACCATGTACCCCATTGATGGGATTCTGGTACTTACGCCAATAGAGTTTGTCTGACGCAATCCTACCCTTGTACAAACCGGATTTAGTAATTGCGGCAGGTACTGCCTGTTCGGACAATCCCGTTGCAAATTTCGTTTCTCCGGCTTTGATGCGCTTTTTGGCTTGTTCTACGCTTTCCGCTTTTCCAAATGCCATAACTAAAAAGTTTTGATTAAGTAATGTGACCTACCCCATCCCTCCCCACCGGGGGGCTTGGCTCGGCCAAAACATAGAGGGGCTGTTGTTGTGGTCGTACTCAAGCTCACAACTATATATTTTTTTAATGTACTCAAACTTACATTCTTATATAATATATAAGGTACCCAAACTTATATATAAAAAAAATTTTTATAAAAAATATAGGATAAACGCTATAGAAAAGTAGAAAAATCAAAACAAACTTTGTTTTCCTATTTGGTTATAAAAAATATATTATGTATATTGCACCCACTTATCCACAAGATAACAGACTCCTTAGATCCGCCTCGAGGGTCCCAACGGATAGTTAGAGGTGCAGAAGTCGGGTTGTAGATCCTAAATAAGGGTCGGAGTTTTCTCCGATAGAGTCGCAAATGGCCTGGTTATAAACTGTGTGGTGAGGGTCTAAAGTAAGATCTTAGACCTGAGGTAATCGAACCTTAGATTTAATATGGGCAATAATAGTTAATTGCAGTAGAACTAAACATATACTCTTATTCTAGAGGAAGAAATGACTAGATGAGTATTAAAGTCGAACAAAGGGCAACATAACTTCCATCACTAAATTTAAGTTAAGTAGATAGCACTGCCGCACAGCGAAGTACCTACGCTAAAGTTTCCTAACCGAAATAATACAAAAAAAACGTACTATTTGGGTAAAGGGAAAGGTGTATCTACATTTTTCTTTAAGTTAATTAGAAAGTTTGACATTCTTTACTTATCTTTGTATATAATCAAAAACAAGAAAATACAATGGATGTTAAAATTTACTCTCATCAATCATCTCCCGATTACGTAAATTCTATTATAACGATTAATGGAAGAAGTAAGATATTTGAAGGAGAGCCCTCCCAAGTACGAGAGGCTATGGAGGAATACTTACAGAACTTCTACTTTGAGCAGATCCAAGAAGATAGAAAGCCTAAGTATGATACATCTCATATGAACTATCAAGAAAAAGTTCAATATAGAGACCTTATCAACAGGCGTATTACCCTCAAAGGAGATCTATCTCACTATGCTACTCAAATAGACAGACTAGAACATAAAGTTAATAAATTAATAGATCATCATGAAGATCTTGAAGATGAATTACAAGCGGTTGAAGAAGACCTGCAAAGCTTGCTCAACCCAAAACAACATAATGAACCTCAGATGCACCAAATGCAAGAAGTGGTTTCCGACAAGAACACCGAGTCAGTTGTAGAGGAAATAACAGATAAATTTATCTATAATGCCATACGAAATTTTATTAACGGCAGATAACTCTCCCTGAACTATCCTTATAGCTTTAGCTATAGCAGGATGAGGATTTGGGTGACTAGCCTGTTATTTAACTCCTAAGGATAAAGATAAGCATTAATAATATGCATACCTACAGAAGAAAATATAACCTCCCACACACCCACTTCTATTTTGACCTACCTAAGGTCTACCGATACCATCAACCAGTGCGACACCAATGGGTAATTCAACTTACTGAAAACTCTAAGTATGAGTTACCCAGGTATCGGGATGATGAGATGGACTGATCAAAACTAGTGGGACTATCTCTATCCCCTAGATGAATCTACTCCCGCTACCAGTCCTATATGATAGGGTGAAGATGAAATAGAAAGAAGGATTGTTTTGAAGCTTGTATATACTATCATGACCAAGGACATCATAAGAAATGAGAGACTTCAAATATTCTCTCGGGCATAAAGCCCCAAGACGAACTCCTCATAGAGTTTACATTAGAAGCAACTGAGTTAAAAGTACGACTAATGAATACAACTAATCACGAGGAAATATTGATGACCTTCTCAGATTTGACTAGTCAACAAGATAAGTTATACAGAACATTACCTTCCTGATTTGGAGGCAATAGAACTCCTAAACAATTATTAAGTTATAAATATATTTACAATGTTAATAAGTTACCCCAATCTATCGGAAAGGTCCTTGATTTATAAGTATTTCGACCTTATAAATGCAGCTCAGCCTAATCAGGACAAGATATTGACAGAGAAAGAGATAGAACTCTTAACTGAGTTTTTACTTTTACCTAAAAAATTTAAGTACCAATTATTCTCTTTACAGGCTAAGCAAAAAGTTATTAGAAATGCTAAGGAGTTTTTAAATTGGGAACTAACTAAAGAGAATCTTAATAATAAGATTTATGCTCTAATAGGTAAAGGATATCTTAAAAGAGACTCTGACTCAGTCATATATCTTCAAAGATATATATCTCAGACTGTAGAAGAACTATTAGAGGCTAAAGAAAATAAAGGACATAAGGATATAATTTTTAGGTTTGATTATAAAGAGCATAGAACATCTAATTAGCGCTACAGCTGAATTACTAGGTATACCTGAGAAAGTTTGTAGAGATGTTATTTTATCGCAGTTCGGTTGGCTAAGAAAAGAACTATCCCACCCAACTCACCCGTCTATAATGATACATCACTTAGGTAACTTTTATATCCCAAAGGCTGCTCCTTATTCTAGAGTTACACAAAATATAGAACGTTTGCGTAATCTAGACTGAGACCGAGAAGATGCTCAAGAGGCAGCTAACAGATACAAAAATCAAATTAACTATATGTGGAATATAAGACATAAGGTAAAGGATTACCATAAATCAAGAATTATGCCGAACAATTCCAGAAAATATTTAGTTAATTTTCAAGAAGACGAAAAAGATAAATAACACACAAAAACTAAACATGCACCCACAAATGCAACAGGCCCGTAAAATGGAGCTTACATCTATGTTAATAGTGGCCCTAGAAAAGATCAATTGGACTGATACAAGTAAGAAAGAAGCTTTAGAAGAAGCTCTCTTTAATCTTATTATCGAAGCACATAACGAAACAGTTAATGGAACTGATCAAGACGACAAAAACCTAGATATCAATGAGCAACAAATTATCTCTTAAAAACTTCGAGCCTCAAGGTAAACGAGGTGTGATAGTACAACTTATACCTTACCCAGAGACTTCCGATAAATCAGAATCTGGCATCTATATGCCAAAGTACAAATCTTATGAGACTGATGGAGGAAGACCTGCAGCTAGAATTGATAAAGAGAAATACTCTTTGGTAGGATATATCCGCTACATCTCTGCTTGCGCAAAAAGCCTTATGGAGAAAGAAGATATGGATTATTCTCTAGGGGATATGGTATCCGTACTAAGTCACGCTAAAAACCAATCTAATTGGCTCATTGAAGATAAGCTACAACAAGTGGCTGACTTCACAGGATTATTATTAATTACACCAGAACATTTAGAAACAAAAATCGTAGATTATAATGAAAATGACTAAAACCGCTCTAACACGAGCTCCTAAAGCTAAGCTAGTAGACGAGCTCTTACAGGCAAATAAACAACTTGAAGAGACTAACCATCAGCTAAGTCTAGCAATTTCCGAGAAAGTAGACTTGGAAGTTACAGTACGTAACATTATGTTTCACTTAGAAGAACTCTTAGATAATATTGATCTCCCACGTAAGTTCTCTTTCATGTGGATCGTAATGAACTTTTCTAAGCTAGCCAGATTTCTTAAGGACTTACTTGCAACTGTTAGAGACGCTAAAGAGAATAAGCTCTCCCGAGTACCGTCAGAAGGTATCATTAAAGCTCCCACCGTTTAGGTGAACCATACAAGTCTATAACCTATATCATGATGAGTGAGAAAGATAATAAAGGTAAAATTAAACTAACAGATATAACACCCCATAACATACGTAACTTCTTAGAGGGTACACGTAACTCACTGTCGTCTAGAAATCTACAGAAACACGAACAAGAACAGGTTATTTACAGAGCAGCTAAATGTAAAGATTGTTTGGAGCTAGGGCGTTGCCACACTTGTGGCTGCTCTACTCCCGGTCTTTTCTATTCTCCTAAAAAAAGAGATGCTGCTGGTAAATGAGGTCCTATGTTAGGTCCAGCTCAATGAGAAGCTTTTAAGAAAACTGTAGAATATAAACAGACAATGAATACTAATAATACCACTGCTGATGGAACAGACAATACTGATGCTCATATCGTTACCCGCAGCGATGGTGGCAGGGTTCTGGTTAGGAAGGTGGACAAAGAAGTGCCCGAAGATCAAACCGGTCCCGTGGTGGGTCCAGCTGGTGAAGAAGCATAGCGCTGCTGATAAAGTCACTATAGATTTTAAAAACGAGACTGTCTTTGGAACATTCAGAGAGTCTCTTAGAGACAAGTAAAACTTATGGACGTACTAAATAATTTTGATACACATTTAGATTTTTGGGAAGTTAATCCTCAACTAAAAGTTCCCTTTAAGAAACTATATTCTAATAAAGATATAGATTCATCTTCTGTTATGTGATCTATTGCTCTATACATAGATCCAGACTCTAAGTTCAAGAATGCAGCAGATTCTATGAGGAAAGGTCTTATTGAAGAAGATTTCTTTCCTGATATGGATTGAAATAAGTACAAAGATTTTATAGAACTTTACAAAAAGTTAGTACTTTCTAAAAAGAAGCAGTTCTTAGTAGAATGGGAACAAAAACTAGAAGAAAGATCTAACTTCATAGCTTCTAAACCTTATGATGAAGAAAACTATGAGATGTTAGATAAAATGATGAAAGACACCGAGAAGATGTGAAGCCAGTATCTAAAATGCCTCAAGGATGTCGAGGAAGAAGAACAAGCTCACACTCACGGAAATATTCCTGAGTCTATAGATGAACAGGGAATTATATAATAAAACACATAACAGAGATGAAAATTTGGAATAAATTCCTACTATATGTCACACCAGTATTGCTAGCTTTAACTATGGTTAAGGCATGCTCTTTAGAGAAGAAGCTAACTGAGTGTAACACAGAGTTAAGTAGTGCACAAAGTGAGTATACCAGGTCTGTAGCACACACTACAGAATTAATTAGTACAATTAACCAGTTAAAACAAGACACGGCAAGTTTACATAGCGAAGTTCAAGAGTTAGAAAATATAGCTGAAGATCAGAAAAATCGTATATCTACTCTATACTCCGTTCAGTATAAGTTCCGCAATGCTGCAAAAGCCTTAACGGACTCTGTGACTTTCTATAAAGAAACCCTGACAGCTGTAAATAATAATGCACACCACATTATGAACTACGCAGAACGCGTTGCATTTGATAGAGACTCTTTAGCTAATCATATACAGAGATTATATTGTGATCCTACATTCCACTCTTCTTTTGAAGATGAGTTTGTTACAATCAAGTCTAGAGCTAATAGAGATTTTACTGCATATGATATAACTTTCAGGGATCAAATATTAATAGAGCATGAACGTCAGAAGCGTTTTCTTAGACCAGATATATGGACAGTCTCAGTTTATTCTGCCTCTCCCTACTCTGAGAAAACTAACTTGGCCTCTTATAAGTTAACAGAACAACCTAAAAGAATAGGCCTAGGTTTTCATTTAGGAGCCACCTATGATACCCAATCTAATAATATTAAACCTGTCCTAGCTGCAGGAGTTAACTATAACCTTCTAAATATTAAGTAATAAGATGAAGAAGAGTAATTGTGAGACATGTCCTAACACGAGTTGTCCGTTTAATAAAAACAAATAAAAAAGTAATACTAACAGTAGTATTCTATTTATTAAGAACACCTTAAAACCCAAATGACGTAGTGTTTTTTTCATACACCCTTCATATGGTGCACGGGGCTAGCCTAGAAATAGAGGCCCCGTGTTTTTCAGCGGGTGAGGCGCTAATTGGCTAGCGAGCAGTCTTCAAGAAAAAATTAAAATTATGTCAAAAGTAAAGAAAGGTTTAGCAGCTGAACATATAGTTAAAGCAAAATTTTTGTTAGAAGGTTTTAACGTATATGAAGAAGTTAACTATGATTCTAAATGTGATTTTATAGTTGAGACTAATAATCAGTACTATAGATTACAAATTAAAGTTACTAATTCTAATAATGAGTTAACTTTCAGAAAGCTAACACACTCTAAAACACAACACAAACAGCATCATTATTCTTGCTTAGATGTTGATTATTTTGTCGGTGTTGATGTTAACACTTTTGACCTTTATATTCTACCCATAACCAAAATAACTAGGTCTAGTAAGAAAACACACTTATTAGAAGAATATAAAAATAACTTTAATTTGGAGCCTTGCTGTGGAAACGCAGTAAGTGCAGATCCCCAAGTCGGTGAAGCCTTTGACAATGGTAATACCGAGCTAGGCGTAAAGCCGAGTGTAGAGACTTTACGGGATCCATCTAAGTTTACTTTAAAAGACTTAGAAGAAGCTTTTCGGAGCGGGTTTAATTCTGCTGAAGCAGATTATAATCAAGCTAACGGAAAGACCTTTAAAGAATTTATTAAAGATAAATATGATGAAGATAAAGTCCAGACTACAAACAATTAACATTGGCAGTGAAAACTGTAGTGGTATCGCAAAACTGTCCCCCCAAAGGTCCAAACTTTGGAGTGTGGGTTCGATTCCTACCACCCGTGCAAAATGATTACAATGGAAAACCCTATTATACTTTTCACCATTATACTAGCTGTAGGCTTTTTACTAGGTGTTAAAGATTATGTAAGAGATAATAATTAAGCTTTGTAAAAGTGATGTCCCCTGCAAGTTCTCGTCCATCAGTGTTATGTAGAGCTTGTGGGGGCAAGAATAAGCCTCCCCCTTTTACTGTGTTGTTCATAGCAGTATTTGTAGGGGGAGGTTTTTATGGGGACGTAACAGGCATTCGATTATGTATTCCATAGACTTAATGTATACCAAACCGCAACAAACCGCCTTTAACTGGCAACACATTTGAACAAGAACTTCCCGTTGCTATTAGCAGCCTGGAAATTCCTCAGGAAATGGAGCCTGAGTCGCATACTCCATACTCGACCGAACTGGTACCCGTACTAGTAGGATAGTAGTTATTCTAGAGAAAACTGCGCCCGGACTGTAGAGTCCTTATAAATACTAACCCAAACCCCTGCGGGCATTAAGCCTTAATACATAAGACATCGGTTCAAGAGTCGGACCCTTTTAAAAGAAATTTTAATTGTATAACTGGATGAATTGCTGGAACGGAGAGATCCCAATCAGCAGCCAAGCCTACAGAGTAGGAAGGTTCAGAGACTACCTGAGACTATGCGAATAGTCTTAATAACAGGAAGTAACCCAACAGAGGTGAAACAGCGTCCAGTACCCTAACATTAAGTTGAGGGTAATGATATAGTCCAATAAAATCTGAATATCATGATTAACTGAAATTATATTTCTGCATTTATAGATGCAGATGGTTCTGTAGCTTATATTAGACCAAGAAAAACTAGGAATAAATCTGCGACAGTTAGTTTTCATAATAATGAACTCTCAATACTAAAAAAGATAAGAAAGTTCATTGAAGATGAGTTATCTATAAGAGGTTCTCTAGCTATTAAAAGAGCAAGGGAATCAACACACCAAGATTCTTATGATTTAAAATATTGGGATAAAGCAGCAATAGAAATTCTGAAACGCGTAGAATTGCACCATCCTAAAAAAAGACATCGTAAAAATCTACTGTGCAGAATACAGAAAGCTAAACCTAGAAATGGAAAATATACAGAAAAACAGTTAACACGTATAAAATATGTGGAGAGTCAATGAAAGTAGCGACTCCGATCGTCTCCACGAAATATAATCAATCTTATGACAACTGTAGAACTAAGCTCTTTGCACAGACTATTAAAGCAACTAGTATCGGATAAAGAGTTTATTAATGAAACCTATGATAGAGGACTGTTTGTCACTCATAAGGTGACAAACAGTGCGACAGGAGTTTTATTAACATTAGAAAAAATAATTTACGGAGAAGATGAGTAAAAATATTACTATTAACGAAGAGGCTAGAGAAAAACTACTAGCCGGAGTAAATAAACTTAGCCAAGCTGTTAAAGCTACCCTAGGACCCAAAGGACGTAACGTCTTAATCTCAGAAAACTACGGAGCTCCACACGCAACTAAAGATGGTGTAACTGTGGCTCGCAGTATTCAGCTAGAAGACTTAGAGGAGAATCTAGCTGCAGAAGTAGTCAAACAAGCAGCAGCTAAGACAGTAGAAGAAGCAGGAGATGGAACGACTACCTCCATAGTCCTGGCTCAAGCACTGGTGCAAGAAGCCTATAAAGCTTTACAGACTGGTGCAAATCCTATTGATATTACACGAGGTATAGACTCAGCTATTAAAGCTATAGTTTCTTTCGTTAAAGAAAGTAGTGTAGAAGTAAAAGACGATTGGGAAAGCATCCGTCAAATTGCTACTATATCTGCTAATGGAGACAAAGCAATTGGGGATATTATTCACGATGCTATGAAAGAAGTAGGTACTGATGGTGTAGTATCAGTAGTAGAATCGAAGTCAACAGATACGTATGTAACGACTTCATCTGGTATGGAATTTGATAGAGGTTACCTCTCGCCATACTTCATTAATACTGACAAGATGACTGTGGAACTGGATAGACCCTATATCCTCTTCTATGATAAGAAACTTCGCAATGACAGGGAGTTAGTACCCTTGCTAGAACAAGTAGTTAAAACACGCAGACCCTTACTGATTATTGCAGAAGAAGTAGAAGCACAAGCCATGGGTATCTTAGTAGTTAATAAACTTAAAGGAGGCTTTGATTTATGTGCAGTTAAATGTCCTGCTTTTGGTCAGCGTAGATTACAAATTCTAGAAGACATGGCAGCACTGTGTGGCGGTAATGTAATTACCGAGAATGCAGGTAGAACTATTATGGAAGCTGGAATCGAAGATCTTGGACAAGCTGAAAGAGTTATTATCACTAAAAATGATACCACTATTATTGGAGGTAAAGGAGACCAAACTACTATTGAGGAGCGAATTAAATTAATACGTTCTCAGCTAGATCAGGCAGAAACTGACTATGACGCAGAAAAAACTAAAGAGCGTCTTGCTAAGATGGTAGGAGGGGTAGCCTCTATTCATATCGGAGCTCATACTCAAAGTGAGTTAAAAGAGAAAAAAGATAGAGTAGATGATGCTCTACATGCAACTCAAGCTGCTCTAGAAGAAGGCATAGTGCCCGGAGCAGGAACACTGTTTATTAAAGCTAAAGAGGTGTTAAACAACACTATGTTCCCAGCGCACGAAGCCTTAGGCAAGGATATTGTTAGCAAAGCTTTAGAAGCTCCTCTAAAAACCATCGTAGAAAACGCAGGTTACGTAGGAGATGTAATCACAGTTCACGTAGGTAATTCTAAAGATATCAATGTAGGTTACAATGCTAACGCTAACGTGCTTGAGAATCTAATAGATGCAGGTATTATAGACCCAGCTAAAGTACTAAGGGTTGCTATAGAGAATGCGGCAAGCGTAGCTAACTTGCTTATTATGACCAATGTGACCATAACTGAAGACCGAGATGAGTCTATGGATATGGCACCACCAATGCCCTATTAAAGATTATGATTAATGATGTAAACCCAAATGAATTTATAATAAAAGAGATCCCCAACTATTATCCTAAAAGTGATAGGTATATAGACTTCTGAAAATCTGTTAAAAAGAAGTGTATAGAAGGGCATTGAGTATCAGGTAGATGAATGCCAGGAAAACTCTTCTTCTACGTAAATTTGGGTACTATTAAGTTAAATAAGAAAGGAAGTAAGGTTAAGCACTTTGGACGCCCCTGACTTCGTGACCTAGAGTGGGAATTTTTCTACAACTGGGCCGAGGCCAGGGGCTTCTCTGGTTTTGAGAAGGACACTCAATTTACTTGTTTACGAGAAGTAAAACAATATAATGATGATGTGGCTAACTCTGAAGACGAAAGTTTCTTAGACTTTAAGTACAAGACTCTACAGAAAGAATACCCAGAAGCTTTTACTCCAGAAGGTAAGCTTAAGAAATATGTTCCCGCCCGCCAGTACATGAGAAGTATTCATCCTCATAACTTAGGAAGACCTCTATATAATAATCAAGCAAAGAACCTTTTTATGATGGGTGCTCGTGGTTACGGTAAGTCTTATTCAGTTGGAGTAGGAATAGTAGCTCATGAGTACCTCTTTGATGGTAAGACACACTATGATCCTAAGGCAGATGTTACAGCTGCTGAAATAGTTATGGGGGCAGGAGACGCTAAATACTCTTCAGAAACCCTAGATAAAACTAAGATTGCTTTGGATCAAATGCCTGGTGCCCAAGAGATAAATGGGGTATATTATCCAGCTCCGTTTTCTAAGCGGTACTTAGGTAGTTGGCAACCTGGTAAACAAATTACTGCTACCTATAAGAAAAAAGAAGGTGGAGCTTGGAAATGAGCAGGTACTAAATCCAATATAAAACATAGAACTTTTAAGGATAATCCATTTGCTGCTAACGGTACTAGACCTGGAGTAATGATATTTGAGGAAGTAGGTATGTTTGATAACCTCAAAGAGAGTTATGTAGCCTCAGTTGAATGTCAACGAGACGGTGCTCATAAGTTCGGTACTATGATGTTTCTAGGTACAGGAGGTGATATGAATGGTGGGGGTACTCTAGATGCTCAAGAAATCTTCTACTCTCCCCAACAATATGATTGTGTAGAGTTTGATGACATATGGGAACATAGAGGTAAGATAGGGTATTTTGTTCCAGCCTACTTGGGTCTTAACCAGTATAAAGACGAGAATGGCATTACTAATGTAGAGATGGCTCAAAAAGAACTAGAGCGTACTCGTAGTAAATTAAGAGCTTCTAAAGGCTCTATTACAGCTCTAGAAGGAGAATTAGTTAACCGTCCTATAGTACCCTCTGAAATCTTCCTACAAAAGCAAGGTAACGTATTCCCTGTAGCAGACCTCAGACGCAGACTATCTGTACTTGAACAACAAGACAGATATAACCTTTTAGAGAAGAAAGTAAAACTGTATTTTGATCCGGAGAATCATGTATTCAATGGAGTAAACTACAAGATAGATACTCGTAATGAATTAGTTGCAGTAAACAAGTTTCCGTGAAAAGATGCTCACAGGGAAGGAGCTGTAGTAATTTATGAGTTCCCAGAATTAATAGATGATAAAGTTCCTGAGGGAGCCTACATTATAGGACATGACCCTTATGCATCTGATGATCCTGAAGGAGAATCTTTATCAGCTACAATAGTCATGAAAACAAAGAAATATTTTAATAAGATCGGTCATGATGAGATAGTAGCTATCTACTTGGCCCGCCCTTATGAAGGACGCCATATAGTCAATGAGAATATGTATAAACTCTCTAGAATGTATGGCAACGCAAAGATTTACTTTGAGAATGTTCGGGGTAACGTAAAAGAATACTTTGAGAAAATAAAACGATTAGATCTCTTGGCCAGACAGCCCCAAACTGTACTTACCAAGAAAGCTTCGTATGAAGGTAATGGTCGTGCTAATATATACGGTTATCCTATCTCTAACAAAGCTATGAAGATGGAAGGATTACAATACGTACGAGATTGACTATTAGAAGAGCGTGACCAAAAAGACGGAACTGTTATTAGAAATCTAGATAGAATCTGAGACAGAGCCTTACTACAAGAGTTAATAGCATTTAATATGGACGGCAACTTTGATAGAGTTATGGCTCTTATAGGTTGCGTCATAGGTATGCAAGAGACTTACAATCAATATACTAATTTACAGGAGCAAGAACTAAGAACAAATGACGTCAAAAAGTTTTTAGCTAATAATTCCTACATATTCCCGAATGCTTCTGGAAAATAACAAAAATAACCCATGGGACAAGATTTAAATATATTTCCTAAACAGCGTCTTAGCTTCTCTAAAAAGATGGCTAAGAATCAAGAGTGGGGCAGATCAATGGTTGATCACCTTTTGCTGCACTACGCCAGTGGAGGAAATGCAGCTGAGGATACTACCTCATATGAGCGTAAGTTAGCTAATTATCAGCTGTACAATAACATACTAAATCAAAAAGATTTTGAGCGAGAGTGTAATCCTCTAGGACTTGAAATAGGCCAGTTTAAAGACGAAATACAGCCTTATAATAAAACCTATAACAAGATCCAAGTTCTGCTCGGAGAGGAGCTTAAAAGGCCTTTTAACTATAGAACTGTATTAACTAATACAGAAGGTATTAGAGTTAAGCAGATGGCAGCTAAACAAATGCTCCAACAGTTTATTCAAACTCAAGTAGAACAGTTAATTATGCAGCTGACTCAAGGAGAGGAACCTACTGAAGAAGATCAACAGTTTATAGATACTTTGGTTAAGCCTGAAGAGTTAGATCGCTACATGAAAACTGACTACAGAGAAGCTAGAGAAGAATTAGCTGACCAAATATTAGATTATCTTATAACTAAACTTTCTTTAAAGGAATTAATGAATGATGCTTTTAAGCACGCACTGATTTCTGGAGAAGAGTTTGTTTGGGTGGGGGTAGAAAATGGTGAACCTACTGTTCAAATACTAAACCCTTTAGGAGTTATCTACCATAAGTCTCCTGAAGTAAAGTATATACAGAATGGGCTTTATGCCGGATATAGAACTTTAATGACCACAGGAGATGTGCTAGATAGATTCGGAGATGATCTCAAGGATGAGGATGTAGAGAAATTAGAAGGCACTCTTAGAGGTATGCTGGGGGATGATTACTGGCCAGATAAGAAAATGGCCTACCCTAACACTACAGTCTATGATAGGTATCTATCTAACTATATGAACAAATCATACCAGGAAGGTAGCTACGGGCGTGGTGCCGGAACAGACTGATTAGTCTCTCATGTAGAATGGAAGAGTCAAAAGAAAGTAGGTTTTATTACTTATATCAATGATTACGGTGAAGAATCTACAGATATGGTATCAGAAGAGTTTGCTCCTCCTGCATATGCTGAGAAGGTAACAGAGACTTCTATTTATGGTAAGAAAACAACCAAACATGTTTTTGATGGTAAAGAACTAGAGTATGGCTGGGTGCCCGAAGTATGGCAAGGAGTCCGTATTGGAGATGATATTTACTGTGATATTAGACCTAAGATATACCAGTATCGTTCTTTAGATAATCCAAAGGACGTTAAGCTGGGCTACCACGGAGTAGTTTATAATAACATGAATGCTCGTTCCGTATCTTTGATGGATCGCATGAAGCCTTTCCAGTATCTCTATTTTGTAGTAGTACATAAGCTTAAGAAGCTTATAGCTAAGGATAGAGGTAAATTATTCCACTTTGATACTTCTATGGTTGATGAGAATATAGGTCTTGAGAAGACTCTGTATTATCTGGAAGAGATGGATATAGACTTCTATAATCCCTTACAAAATGCTGAGACTCCAGGTAGTGCCCAAAGAGGTAAGGTAACAGCTTCTACTGACCGCTCTAACATGCAACACATCATGAACTACATTAACTTGATGCATTCATTAGATGAGCAGATTGGAGATGTAGCAGGTATTACCCGCCAAAGAGAAGGGCAGATATCTCCTAATGAAGCTGTGACTAACTCTCAGCAAAACATTATGCAGTCATCTACCATCACTGAAGCTGTGTATTTCCAACCCCACAGCAAGTTATGGGAACAGGTACTTAACTCTATGGTGCAGTGTGCACAAGCCGTATACAAGAATAAGTCTATGATTAAGCAATATGTCTTAGATGACTTGAGTGTGGCTACACTGGAACTTACTCCAGAATCTTTACAGAATGCAGACTTCGGAGTATTCGTATCTAATTCAGCTAGAGACAATGAAGTATTTGACTCTCTCAAGATGCTAGCCCAACCCTTATTACAAAACGATAAGGCTAAGATGGGAGATATCATACGCCTATTTAAAGCTACTTCAACTCAAGAACTTGAGAAGCAGATCTTACAATCTGAAGAGCAAATGCAGCAGGAAATGATGCAGCAGATTCAAGCTCAGCAAGAAGCTCAGCAAGCAGCTACTCAAGCCCAACTTCAAATGAAGCAAATGGAGTTTGAGTTCCAAAGTCAACTACAAGCCCAGAAAGATGAAGCTGAAATGCAGCGTATTATTATTGAGGCTCAACTCGATGGTAATATGATAGATCCTATGGAGGCTGAGAAGCTAGCCTTAGAGCGTGCTAAGATAGATTCTAATGAAAGAATTAAGAAAATGGAGGTTAAATCTAAGGAGAAGATTAGCGATAAAGACAATCAAACTGATGAAAAGATTGCTAAAATTAACGCTAAAAATAGACCAAAACCCGCCAGCAGCTCTAAATAACGCTATAGAGGAGCCCAACTTTTTTTAAAGAGATAGTTTACTAGTTTTCAATAAAAACAACATTTCCGTATTTTTATAAAATCCAATGACAAATGAGTCAAGCAACAGACGATACTAAAACACTGAACCTAGAGGAGTTGATCTACTATATGGATCAAGACAGTGGTGATGAATATTCACAACCAAAAGATATACCAACCTCATTACAAGATGAGGACGGCCCAGCAGGGGACGACTCAGACACTGATGATAACATTGATGACGTTGATGATACTGATCGGAGCGATAATAAGGAACCTGAAGAGGTAAGAATTGCTCCTGCGCAAGAAGCCTCAACAGAGTCAGATGAAGAGGAGGAAGAAGAGGAAGAAGGAAGTTCATCCACTGATTCCATTGCGTCCTATTACAATATTCTAAGTGAACAAAATTTACTGTTCCCCGATGAAGATTTCGAATTCGATGGGACAGAAGAAAGCTTACAGACTGCTATAGAGCAGACTCGTACTAACATCTCCCGAGCAGCGCAAGGAGCCCTTTGGCAAGCCTTACCTGAAAAGTGGAGACCTGCCTTACAGTATGCTCTAGAAGGTGGGCAAGACGTAGATACGTTCCTCTCTACTATGAAAGAGGTAGACACTGATAGTCTCGATGTGGATAATGAAGATCACCAGCGCGAAATTCTAAAGCGCTACTATTCCGAGACAACTTCCTTTAGTTCAGATAAAATTAACAATCTAGTCGAAAAAGCTAGTCTGGCTAATACTTTAGCAGAGGACGCAGAAGATGCTTTAGAGGAACTGAAAACCATTTCACTTCAAAAGCAACAGAAGCTTCTTCAACAACAGGCACAGGCTCGACAGGCTCAACAAGAGCAAATGGATAATTGGAGACGTTCAGTTGTTGATAAGATCAATAATAATGAGCAGATCCAAACTACTAGAAAGAAAAAAGTCCAGGCTTTTATGCTTAATCAAATTGAGCGTAACGGTGAGACCGACACAGACTTTTCCAGAACAATTAAAAAGATATCTGCTAATCCAGAACACTTAGTTCAACTCGCTGATATACTAGCTGATTATGATGAAGAGCAAGGTCTAGACTTAAAGCGCTTCTTAAAGAAGGGCAAAACAGAAGCTACCAAAACCTTAAAGGAACGACTAGAAGAAGTAACTGATGCTAAAACAAAAGTTACTGGTAAGGGTAGCAAAGTTAAAAAACAGAACTTTGACTGGGAAGAATTCCTACGTCAAAACTAACAACTATTTAAACTAAGCAAAGATATATACATTTAATTAACAATGGCAACTACTAAAAGTCAATTTATTATAAAGCATTATGATGGCTTCGGTGGTAATTTTGTAGATTCTCAGTACCTTGGTGCAGCTTACGAAACAGGTAAGCCACACGTATTCGAGAACACTTTACAGAAGATCTTCTCTTCTAAATCTCGTTTCTTCACAGGTAAGATGCTCACGGGTATGACCGGTGCTAAGCCTTATGGTACTAAGGAGATTGATACAGAAATTTACCGCTGGTACCTACAAGGTGCAGAAGAAAAATGTGCTCGCATTCTAGAAAATGTTGAGTCATCTAATACAACTCCAGGTATTAACAATACCACTTTCCGCATCAAGCTGGATCTGGATTACTACGCAGAGCCTGACGTTCTGATGGGTGAGGACAACGACTTCCCACTTGAAATCATCGGAACTCCTGAGCAGGACGGCGCAGGTTACATTTACACAGTACGTCTTCAGGGTGATGATCCTACCGTATTCTTCCCACCTTACCTGTTAGAGGAAGGTCGTGAATTCTCTAAGGTATGGACAAGCGTTGCTTCTGAGTACAACGATCAGTTCGGTACTCAGCAGGTTCCTTCTAGCTTTAAGCTGGAGAGCCAAGTAGGCGCATTCGCACAGAAGTTTACTGTAACAGATAAAGCATGGCGTGACCAAGGTAAGTTGGGCGTAGAGTTTATGTACACTGACCCTAAGACAGGTAAAGAGCAGAAAGCTTCATCCTTCCTACCTATGTACGAAGCTAAGATGCACGATGAGTTATTGTATAGCTCCTTAGCTGCGTAATCAGCTAAAGCAAACCCTTTGAATTGCTGGGAAGTCTTAACATGTGAAGATGAAGATAATCAGCAGCGAAGATAATAAATTAAAATTATAATGACCTACGAAATTGGAACTCAGATAGGAGACATGACTATCACAGATTATAGTGATAAATCTTATTACACTTTAAAATGTAAGTGTGGAACTACAATAACTGGTTCTGCTCAAATAGTTTCCTATAGAGAGAAGCAGCTTGAACAATTTGGTTATGCTGCTTGTAAGCTTTGTATGAATAAGTTCAAAAGAAGCACAATTTCTGATATAGATTTATACAAACCTATTTATAATAGATATAAAAGAGAGGCAAAAAGAAGAGGTTACTTTTTTAGTTTAACTCTTAAGGAATCTATAGAATTGTTTAAATCTAATTGTCATTATTGTGGTATAAAACCTTCAAACACATCTAAAATTGGTATGCTGAATATAACATACCAAGGTATAGATAGAATGGAACAAGAAGTGGGCTATTGTACAACTAATGTTGTACCTTGCTGTAAAACTTGCAACTTTGCTAAACATAAGTTGAGTTACAAAGAATTTATAGACCACATAGAAAAAATTTATTATAACGTTCAACGACCATCCGAGACATCGGAGTACACTCGAAGCCGAGTGGAAGCGGAGGGAACCCTACTTAAATAAGAGGGTTATGATATGGTCTAATCTTTACAGAAATGTAAAGCAGCTAGTATAATTAGCGGAATAGCATTAGCGAAGCTATTTGAATATAATGTATATCAGTCCATGGAAGCTCAGGCTTGGTATGGTAAGAAGCAGACTCAACCATCTTCTACTGGTTACTGGAAGAAGACAGGTCCAGGTCTTCGTGAGCAATTGCGTGACTCTTGGATTGAGTACTACAACGGTGCTCTTACTGTAGAGCGTCTGAAGAATTACCTCATGGATATCTTCTTTAGCCGTGTTGATGAGCAAAACCGTAAGGTTGTAGCTATGACTGGTACTCTTGGGTTAACATCAATGGCCCCTTCTATGAGCAATCATAGTCGAAAAATCTCTTTAATTGCTGGGACTTCCTTAGCTGTAGCGGCTTAAGGACAATCAGCAGCAAAGTCTAGAATAATAATTATGAAGAATAAATACACAATAGGAAAAGTTATAGGTAATCTGACTATCACTCATAAAGAGGGTAAAAAATATTATGTTACCTGCTCTTGTGGAACTGAGTTAGTATTTGGTTCCAGAGAGATGAAAACTAAAACTAAAGACTTAAAAGCTAAAGGTTTTGCTGGTTGTGGTGTTTGTTCTCGTAAATATTACGCAGAAAATAGAAGCGACGTAGAAAAGTATAGATATATTTATAATGCTTATAAAACTGCCGCTTTAAAAAGAAATTTAGAATTTAATTTATCTAGAGAAGAGTTTACTTCTATGATAACTAGCGAGTGCTTTTATTGTGGAAAGCTTAACTCTAATTCTCGTAAAGATAGATTATCAAACGAATTATTAACCTATAATGGAGTTGATAGATTAGACTCTAATTTAGGTTATCACTGTGACAATACAGTAGCTTGTTGTTCGACTTGCAATTATATGAAAGGTACTCTTACAGCACCTGAATTTATCGAGCAAGCTAAACTGATTTATTCTAGAAATGTTCAACGACTATCCCGAAAGGGAGTAGGATCAAGTGGTCCGAAACAGGAGACTCCATCAGTAGCAAGGATGGATGATGATATAGTCTACTCTACTAAGTAATTAGTAGCTGGGTAAAATCCCGGTATATAGCTTAACGAACTATATACGAATAATATGCAATGATGTTCCATGATATGCTGGCAGCAGAATCAGCTTCTTTCTTGACTGTAGATACTCACTTCACTCAGAAGTTGAGCGAGAACCCACGTCACCTTTCTTTTGGTGCACAGTTCACTCACTATTATACAGAAGATACGACCGATCTTGGTAGTGAGTCTAATAAACCTGTTGAATTGCTGGAAACTCCTTGTGTATAAAGGACAATCAGCAGCCAAGCTCTAAAAAGTTAGAGAAGGTTCAACGACTATTAAAGCTTTCAAAACGTCATTTTAAAATGTACGATTAATGTCAAAAAAAATTACAGAACAAGCCAAAGTTACTTGATTATCAATGGTAATCGGAGACGGTCACTTAGATAAATATGGTAACTTGAATATCTTACACTCTGAAAAACAATTAGAATATTTAGAGTGGAAAAGAAACCTCTTAAAAAAATTAGGTTATAAAGTAAGCCCTATAAAACAAAAGATTAATAACAAAAAATATATTGCTTATTATTTTTCTGTTGGAGCTTCCAGATACACAAAGTTATACAGAAAAATACTTTATAGACCTAAAAAAACTATTACCCCAAAAATTTTAAAGAAGTTTGACCCTTTACACTTAGCAATATGATATATGGATGATGGGTCACTAACTAAATTAAAAAATAAAAAAACGGGTAAAATAAGAGGTTCGTTGTTAAGAATTTCTACTCATTTAAGTAAAGAGGAAAATCAAGAGTTAATTGATTTTATTAAAGACAGATGAGATGTTAAGTTTAGACAACGTAAACATGCAGGCTCTTATATATTAGAGTGTGCTACTAAAGAGGCTAGAAAATTTATATCAATAGTACATAAATATGTTAACAGAATAGAATGTATGAGATATAAATTAGATGTAAAAAGAAAGACTAGTAGGAGTAAGTACTCCGAAGCGGCAGGAGTTGCAAGAAGCAACTATGATATAGTCTCCTCTACATAGTAATATGTAGCAGCTGTATAAAGTTACAGCGGGTATGTAGTAACGATACATACTGAAGATAAAGCAAGGACCAGAAGGTATCGAGGTAACTCTTATCAAGAACCCTCTGTATGATTCTCGTAAGTACTGCAAGCGTATGCACCCACAGTACCCAGAATTCCCTATTGATTCTATGCGTATGACATTCCTTGATTTCGGTACATCTGGTGGTGATAACAACATCATGATGCTGAAAGTTAAGGATACTTACCGCTGGGGATACCTGGCAGGTACTCACACTCCAACCGGTCCTGTAATGGGCGGCCAGGTTGGTGCGTTAACTAAAAATAAAACTACTGAAAAGGAACTAGCATTAGCTTAGAGAAAAATCCCTAATGAAAAAACGAACTTACGTTGATTATAAATGCCCTGTTTGCGGCAGTGTTACAAAGAAAAGACAGGACTCTATTAAAAGTAGAAAATCTTGTGGCTGTAACAGATACCAACGTAAAGTAAATCCTGAAGTTGCTTATAAACGTCTATACAAAAAATATAAGCGAGCAGCTGAGGATAGAGATTTAGAATTTACTCTGTCTTATACAAATTTTAAAGGTTTGGTAACTTCAAACTGTTCTTACTGTAATAGTGAATTATCATCTTTAATATGTTCTTCTAAGAATAATTGCATAGAATATAATGGTATAGATAGAGCAAATAATGAGCTAGGATACACAAAAAATAACTGTGTAACTTGTTGTGGAACTTGTAATATTATGAAAGGTTCATTAACCCAACAAGAGTTCTTAAGTAAAGTAGCGCTTATTTCAGCGCACCAAGTAAAACTAAACTCTGTGAATTCAGGGGAAGTCTAGAGATAGATAATCCTGAGCCAAGCTTAAGCAGCAATGCTTTTGAAGGTGCAACGACTAGAGTATACGTTCCTAAGAGGAATATGAAACTCCACGAGCGCAGAGCAAGCAAATAGCTTGATGATATAGTCTGAACTGCAAATATAATCTAAATATAAAATTGCAGAGGTAAGAAAATTAAAAAACTTACGATAACAAAATGTGAAGGCAGGTTACGATATGTTCACTGAAGGTACCATGGGTGTCTGGATGAAGGACGTAACTCGCGGTGGTGAATTGATTTTTGAATATGAATATTAGCAAATAGATAAATATAATGGCAAAATTAGTTACAGATCCGAGTTTTATATCTGGAGTTAAATTTAACAAACAGAAATACGGCAGATTAACTTTAAAGCAAATCACAGGTTATTTTTTAGAAGGTACAGATAATAAAAAAAGGGCAGCTTTTGAGTTTGTTTGTGACTGTGGGAATTCAATTATAGCTAGAGGCAAGGATGTCAAATCAGGTAAGATTAAATCCTGCGGCTGTCTAGCATTGGAATCTAAGAGTAAGAACGGAAAAAACAATAAACTTCCTGATTGCAGAGCAATTATCAATAATATCTGAAATAGGTTTAAACAAAACGCAAAGAAAAGAAATATTTACGTTGACATTTCTAAAGATGAAATGGCTGAATTTTTAATTAAACCTTGTTATTATTGTGGTTCTCTGAGAACAAATCATTATAAATCTAAAAATAATTACTGTAAAGACTTCTTCTACAACGGTATAGACAGATTAGACTCTGATAAACCTTACGAAAAAGATAATATTGTAGCTTGCTGCAAACATTGCAACTGAGCAAAGAATAAACAAACAGTAGAAGAATTTGAAGCCTGAATCGAACGACTAATAAAACATAGGTCAATTAAAAATGAAGCAAAAACGGTGGACGCTGAAATGCCAACACCGTGCTAACTCTTAGACCAAGAGCAGTGTAGAGCATAGGGGATGAACAATATGGAAGTAATAATTCCCCCACGAGTGCTTCACCCTTATTAAAGGGAAAATTTATGCCGAACTTACACGAAAATTAAGTGTAAGAAGTAAAGGATAAAAAGCCTTTACGATAACAAAAAGCTATGACTACGAGTGGTAGTAATACATACTTATATTAATTCTAATGTAATCTAATAAGGCCTGAATTCGGGTAGGCTCCATGAGCATTGGGAAGCGAATTATAAATGACTATACAATGACAATGACATTAACAAAGACTTCAACTAAAGTATTTATCCAATCTATCCCACGAGAAACTGCTACTAAAGTTTCCGATTGGACCAATGATACTTCTGGAAAGAAACTTAAGAAAACTAAGATAGGCCGGTGCCGTGATACAATCATGGCTTTGTATAACCCCAAGTATGGAGGTTTGGCAAACGGCCTTTCTTACAAGCCGTGAATGGAAAAGGGTAAGCAAAAGACTGATGAGGCTGGTAACAAGCTAACTTTACAAGATCGTGAAGAACAGCGTTGGAACCTACCTAAAGGTTATTTGAATAACAGAGCATGGAGACGGGGAGATTCTACTAAGCATGATGATATGCCGTATTTTCAAACTGCCTCATGGAAGTTAAATGACGGTTCAACAGTGTTGGATCTGGCTAACTTCGAAGATGCTATGTTTTACTATGTAGCCCTAGACTCAAAGTTTATAGCTAACTCTGAGGCTGAGTGAAGAGCACATAAGTGGCCAAAAGCTACTCATTATATTGCTCTGGAGAACGAAGCTGAAGAAATCAAGTACAAGAGAACTCAGATTAAGTCTGAAGCTTTCGCTAAACTACACCATAAGAATATGGATCCTGTAACTAAGCGTAAAACTGTAACTGTTCTCGGTCTTGCAAAAGCTACTGCTTATCTTACTGAGGAGCAAGTACACAACCTACTCTTTGACTTTATTGATAAATCAGGTTATACTGATGGTTCAAACATTGATAAGTTTACTGAAATATTCCAGTTGACTACAAATGCAAAAGGTCGTGAAGAGCTAGAGGCTAGAGTACTGCTGCAAAAAGCCATTGATGCACGAGTTGTATATGAGAAGCAAGGCGGATATAATTGGAATCGGTCAGAAGGACTTATTACAATTGGAGAGACTCTCTCTGAGGCCGTTGACTTCATCATGAATCCTAAGAAAGATGCTTTGGTAGAAGAACTAGAAGAAGAAATAAAAGCTAAATTAGGTGAGTAATGAATGTTGTAACCGTACGAGATCAGCACTTTGATTTCAAACTTAAATCAGATAAAGTCGATTCATTAACTAACTTTGACTTTAATACTGCTGAAATAGATTGAATGCTTAATGAAGCTCAGTCTCAATTACTCAAGAAAAAGTATGGTGTTCACAATTCATATAGAACTGGTTTTGAAGGAAACCAAAAACGAATAGACGATTTAAAGACTATTATGGTTAAGTTTCCTGAGCAACCAGACATAGTACCAACTCTTATAGAAGATGGTATTTATGAGATAAACCTATCAGATTTAGTACATCCCTATCTATTCTTCATTAGGGCACAAGCCTATATAGATGGATGTAACTGGATAAGCCTAAGACATATCCAACATGATGATTTAAACGAAATCTTGAGTGACCCATTTAATGGTCCTGATAATAACTCATTACCGTTTAATTTTGGGCGGTCCTCTGATAGTAGTGGACAATCATCCATATATATTTACCCAGGTACTCATGACGTAAATCATGTACGTTTTGAATACTTAAAAGAACCCGCTAGAATTCACTTCGGTGGGTATACATACATTGATGGAAATACTTATCCACCCCAAGACTCTGAACTACCTGTACATGTACGGTCTGAGATTGTAGATGAAGCAGTAGCTATAGCTCTTGGTTATGTGGAAGATTCCAACAAATATCAAATCGCCCTTAATAAGGCGATGATGAATGAATAATAATACACTAATAAATTTATACTAATTATGTCTAGAAATGGAAACATTCGCTCTGTAGAAAATTTCTTGGTTGCCAAAACTGGTACAACTTGGTTTAACACTACAAATGGCGGAGATAACATTACTGATTCCAATGACGGTTCTATTGCGCTGGCAGATGGTCAACTAGGTCTCTTCTCTGCATCAGATCGGGGAAGTGTAGCAAATAACGTTGCACTAAGTGCCACTCCTACTGCAGGCCAAGCCCCTGTAGTTTATTTAGCACAGGGTACAGGTTACTCTGCTAACCCTGGAGCATACCCCGGAGCGAAGTATCCTCTGTGGAATCGTCCCTATGAGCGTAGCCAGGATATTAATTCTGCGTACTCTGTACGTGCACGCAAACAAGCATACACTCTTCCAACACACTCTGTGTGGACTGTAGGTCAACCAGCTACTACTGCCGGTGAGATCTCTGTACTTGATAATACTGAGTATCAGATTCGTATTGCATACCGCGGTCGTCGTGCTGATGAATTTTATAACCCACAAGGTACTAACGCATTCAACCCACACTTTGTAACTCCTAATTACACTGCTCTGGGTACTGCTGAGCCTCGTGATCACATGCTCCAGAACCTGACCTGGAATATCAACCGTAACTCTTTGGCAGTTAACGTTAACCGTACTCGCTTCAAGGGTAATGAGCCTATCGTAGCTCTTGCTATTGATTCTACAGGTGCAGCTGGTACTGAAATTGGTGGCGCTACTCCTATTGCTGCTGGTGATTTCTTACCTATCGTATCTACTCAGTTTGGTGTTCGTGGTATTACTTTGACTGAAGCTCAGGCTGAGTCATTGAAAGCTGCTGCACTAGAAGCTTCTGGAGAGTCTGCAATTGCAGATGTTACTTGGAGTGTACTGACTATTGATCTTGCAACTGCTGGTACTGTTACTGGTGGTGTAGCTGATCTGTTTATGATCCTTGCACTTGACAGTGAACTGGCATACGAAGATCGTATTCCACAGGTTAAGACACGTTTGGATATTGGTCTGACAGTAGGTTTTGATTTCGCTACTGTATATCACCAAGAAAACTCCCATGCATCTGAAGGTTCCGGTGAGGGCCGTGTATGGAACTTGATCTATAAGGCAACTGAAGGTCAACGCAAATATAGCCTGGATCACACTATGGATCCAGTAATCGAATTCCCTAGCCCGGTTGTTGAAACTGAGAAGTATGACTCGTTCATCTTCGAGCACTACCGTGTTGCGGACATCGACACTTATAATACAATCAACTCTCCTCTGAAAACGATTGTACTTATTCCTACAGCTGACTCTGGTTTAATTACCGAGTTTGAAGATGCAATCAATGATTGGTTAGTATCTTTTAGCACAAGTCAAATTGTAGACTAGTATTTTACTCTAACATAAGATGATTAAGCTTTAAGTCTAGGGGGATATTAGTCCCCCTTTTCTTAATCTACAAACCAATAATAAAATGAAATATTACTTAGAATCAAACCGTGGTAACTTCGATAACACTTACCGCAATGGCTTAGATACTCTTATTTGGGTACCTCTAAACTCCCGTACAGCTTCTGGTAAGCAATCTGATGCATCTTTTAGAACATCTCCTGATCCGGAAAGTGTGTCTTTAACAGAGTGGATTAGCCGCCGTTTAACAAAAGGAGATATTGTAGCTCCTGCTTTCCCTATAGCTGACTACCATCACGGTAGTTTCGAAGATGATGCAGCTGCTGCAACAGGCTCTGTGCCCGTAGGAGGTGTATACTACAACACTACTACTGAGAAGTTACATACCCGTATGTCCTAAATTAACTTGCAATGAACTTAAGACTGGAAAAAGCTGAAGATTGCTCCTATTTTAAACTGTTCGACCCTGAAGATTTAACAGACTGGGTAAATGCTGGGAATCCAGGCAACTGAACTCTAACCTTAGATATTATTTGTAACTGTGATATGGCTTTTCCTACTATTGATGTGCGTAATCATCCTATAAATGCAGATTCTGTAGAAGGTTGAAATCTAGTTATTGCGCCCCAGGATATTGGATTAACAGAGACTAGTTTTCCTGACGGAGTCTATAGCTTTATTTTAAGAATTGCACGTCCCAACGGATCTAGTAATGAAGATACTGTTTGTTCTGCAATTTTATGTCAGACTTACTGTGAGTATATAGAACATCTAGCTCAATATCCTAACTCTGATGTATACAAGTATATTGAAAGTTTAGAATATTTGGAATCGTGTGACGAATGTGACTGTAAGTATGGGTGTGCAATTTTCAAAGAACTAATAGATAACCTAAATAATCCAGATGATGCACAAAAAGATCCCTGTAACTGTAAATAATTTAGCTTGTGCGTTAGTTTATGATCTTTATCAGGATATAATGGATAAAAATTACCTGATAGATTGTCATGAAAGTAAAGCCCAGGAATATATACGCTGCATAAAGTTACTAAGTCAGGATACTTGTGAAATAGATTTAGACTGTTATTGTGATGAATTTAACCTTTATGAGCAGACTAACATATGCAATCCTACTGTAATTACATGTGATTTACAGATAACCGTTAATACGTTAACACAAACAGGTGGTTGTACGGAGCCTATCATTTTAAATATCAATACCCTTTAAATTATGTCATTAACACAAAATATACAAGTTAGTGTAGCTGGTGGGGGTGTAGCACCTTATACTTATCAATTTTTCTCTGATACAGATTGTGTATCTTTTTCAAATCCTGTAGGAGTGAGCAACTCTCCTGCTATACTTAATACAATAACTTACGAAAATCAATTTTGTAGAGATACTGCAACAATGTCTGTGACAATTGTAGACGGTCTTGGCTGCACCACTTCAATAGATATACCAGCTGTAGATCAATGTACGGGGCTTGTTCTCAATGGTATAACCCGAACAGAAGATTATACCTTTAATGTTACAGCTTCTTCTGATTCCTGCAGCTCCCTTAGTTTTGAATGGAGTTATAATCAAAATGTATTTGAAGAAGTTAATGTTAACAGTAGTAACTACTCAAGTTCTCTACAGTTACGTATTAGAGACAACTTAGGTAATACACCTATCAATGCAGTAGCAACTGTAACAGTCACAGATTGTAATAACTGTGAGGTTACTGAACAATTAACTTTTCCTTTATGTGTACCTCAAGTATCTAATGTATCCATACCTATGGATTGTGTTGTGAGTCGAGGGTCTACAACAGGCCCTACACCCCAGTCTGTAATAGTGACTTTCCCTAGTCCTACAAACTGTACTACTCCTATTGATTGAAATACAATTAATTTTACTCTTCCTACTGGCATTAGTGCTATACCTACAGACAACCCTCAAGAATGAAGATTTATAGCTAACTCAACTGTTACTCCTGGAACTTATGGAGGTGACTGGTCTGTAACTAACGCAGCAGGTATAACTTCTAATGCTGGAAGTATAAGCTTTGTTGTACCTCAATGCGGAACTGGTAATACTATTACTATTATCCCTGAGAACATAAACTTAGATTGTGATGCTATAACTCCAGGAGTTACTGAAATAGACATATTAATTGAAGATAATGTCATATCAACATCTCCGATAGATTGGTCTCAATTTGAAATATTAAATTTAGCTAGTTTAACTTCTCCTTCTGTTACACTTGTGAATGATCCTGTAACAGGTGATCACATTATTAGATACCAAGTGCCAGATCCTATTGTTACTGAAAGTATAATCTGAACTGTTTGTAATGATTCAGGACAATGTGCTCAAGCAGGAGTATATACTCTTTTAGATTGCTTAGATCCTCCTATACTAGTAGATGATGAGGCTTGTAGTGTTTGTGGTGCTCCAGTAACTGTAAATGTCTTAGAGAATGATGTAAGTGGTCCGCCTTTAGATATATCTTCACTTACCATTGTAAGTCAGCCTACTCTTGGAACAATTAGTATTAATGGTAACTTAGTAACATATACACCTAATCAGTCTGGGTCTTTTGTAGATACCTTTACTTACACTGTACGAGATTCATTCGGTACTATTTCTGAAAATGAAGGTACAGTAACTATAGAGAGTATTTGTGCAGGCGACTCTGACACTATAAATCTATGTAATTAATATGTCTTTAATAGTAACTTTACACGATCACTTAGGGCCTAATGCACAGGAAGGGGGGACATGAACTGATATTAGTGTGCTAACCCCTTCACCCTCAGCTCCAGTTAGTTGGAATGCAGCTATAGACTTCACAGGTTTTGCTTCAGGTACTTATGCTTACGAATACACTGTAGAAAATACTACTGCTACTGAAAGCGATACTAAAGTTATAACTGTAGAACTTATAACTCCCCCACCTAGGACAAACGATGTGTGTGGTTCATCTAACCCTTTAACATGAGGGGAAACTTTCGGAGCTAGTGCTCTTTCTGTAAATACTGCAAGCAACTGTCCTAGGCAAGCTGGCCCCACAGATAGCGGTGTAAGTTTACCCTCTTCTTGGTCTTCAGCCTTCACATCAGTTGGCGTATCTCCACCCGCACAAGACTTGTGGTATAAGTGTATCGTAACTCCATCTGGAGGTGTAGACCCTGTTATCATAGTCACTGTAGACGGAGTACCTTTCGGGCAAGACGCCGCAAACACACCTATGGTAGCTTTATATTCAGGTACTTGTGATACTCTAGCTGAGTTATCTCATGCTGCAGCAGCCAATGGTATAGTTGCTCAAACCCCTCCTGTACAGGTACTTACCTCAGGAAGCCCGACTGAAATATACATTAGAGTAGCTTCCGCTTTTGAAGGTATTTTTAATGTGAATATTTCACCTAATCTTAATCTTTAATAATAAATAATAATATATAACAAATAATTTTTAATCATGGCTTGTTCTTATAATTTATTTGATGTTTTACCTACTGCTGTTGAAGGAGCTACTGCAAATCCTGACACAGGAGGTAATTGGTTCATTACTGCAGCTCCAAGCTTTCCTGTAACTCTTAATATTAATGGAGTTGATGAAAGCCTTGCTAACGGTAATGCTGTTGGTTCTTCAGATGCTCCTGTGGTAATCTTTGATGACGTACCTTCAGGTAACTATACTTTTACTTATACTGTTACTGGCGGAGCCGCTTGTACTGATAGTGCTGAAGTTACCGTTATTGTAGTAGATGGTGTGTTAGCAGGACAAACAATCAATATTACAAAATGTGATACTGATAATGTAAACTATGTTCTATATTCTATACTCGAAGGTGGTGTATCCCCTGATGGAGGCGGAGCTTGGCTAAGCCCTCCTCAAAACAATGGTAACGTAACTCCTCCTAACCTTCCAGCAATAACTGGACAGTGGACTGGAAGTATTTCTTCTCCAGGCTATTCTGGCGGAGCTAGTGCAACTGAAGCAACTTTTAACCCTTCTTTACACACCGGTACTGAGGCTACTTTCACCTATACTGTTACTAACACTGAAGGTAACCCTGGGTGTACTAACTGTACTAACCAAGCTACTATAACCTTTACAATCACTGAAACTCCATTTGCTGGAGATGATACTACTCTTACTGTATGTAATGATCCTACAGCATAAGATTTTTTATTTTATATAAGCTTAATCATTTTATAAAAGATGGCAAGTTGTTTTGTTAACCTAGGCCAAACCTTATTTGAAAATCAGGCTGTACCCCTAGATGGGGATTGATACTTCCAGGGGTACAATCTTAATAGCTCTACTGGACCTTGAGCTAATCTAGGCGGTGTATCTTTAGACACTTACTTGGGTGGGTATAATTATAGTTTTAATGTAGAATTTCCACCATTACAACCTGGAGGTTTTATTCGACTTGAATATAGAGTAGGTACGACAGGGTGCTATGATAGCTCTTTTCATGTTATAGAAGTAATACCTCTATGTTCCAGACGAAATGGCGCAGACTTACCTGAAATCAGTGTTGATATAGATTATTTTTCTGGGAGTAACACACCTACCACTGTTGATTTAGAGCAACTAGTTATAACTGATTCTATAAGCCAGCCTGCAGGAGATATTGTGTATGGCAATGCCTTGTGTAATCCTAATCAACTAGTTCCAGGAACTTGGACCCAAGTTTCCAGTAGTCCTACAAGCCCTTCAAATATACTTTCAGGAAGTGTAGTTGATCTATCTCAGATTATGACTGATCCATCAGGTCCTAGTGTTGGGCAGCAAGGCACCTATACTTTTAGGTTTGACCCAACTTCAACTTTTACTTATGACGATAGTGATCCTTCCGCTTGCGAGAGATGTCACATAGAAGTTACTTTAAATGTTACTAATATAGAGCCTATCGGTAATATAGCAACTATACAAACTCCAGAACAATGTGTTGGAGCAAATGATGCGTCTATTGAAGTTTTTCAAGTTGCTGGTGGAGTTGGACCGTATGAGTATAGTTTAGATGGCGGTCCTTGACAGTCTTCTGCTATTTTTAATAATCTTGCTCCTGATCAAGTTTATAGTCTATCTGTCAGAGATATTTCAGGGGATACTTACACTCAAAACGTTGGACCTTTAGCAAGTGCAAACCCTTTAAATATCACTGCTAACGTTATTAGTAGTGACCCATTAACCCAAACATATACTTTGGAACAAGTTGCTACTGGAGGAGTCTCTCCTTATACATACAGTAATTTAAGTGTAAACAATGGAGGAGATGTTTATGCTAGCCAAGATACATACTCTAATTTACAATCAGACGTAGTTTATACTATAGGAGTTACTGATGCTAATGGGTGTGTAGTAACTGATACTTTTAGTTTTGATGTTAGCCCAGACTTTACAGACTTTAGTCTGAATGTATCTGATGTGTCTTGTAATGGAGGAAATGATGGAACATTCGTTATTACTGGTACAACAGGAGGCGTTGCTCCTTTTGAATATAGATTGTTGCAAGGAGGAACTGAAGTTAGAGGTTGGCGAAATATCAATAACCCTTGGACTGATTTACCTCAAGGTGATTATGGCGCAGAAGTTAGAGATGCTACAGGAGATACTTTAAGTACTGCTGTCGAATTCACTGTTAATGAGCCTGCAGTGTTAACTCTAACAGGAACTGAAAGTGGTCCAAATATCTTCTTCAATACTTCAGGGGGTACACCTCCTTACGAATATAGTTCAGTTAGTTCTTCTGGTCCTTGAGTTAGTTTTGCTGGAGCAGGCAAACCAACTGCCCCAGGTACCTATACTTATTGGGTTAAAGATGCTAATGATTGTCTTGCTAGTTGAGACTATGTTGTACCAACTAACTATACTTATGCTGATATTTATGTAGATGTTACTTCCGCTAAAATATCTGCAAGCAGTCTTGCAGCAGTAAATATAGATAACTTAACTTGGCAAGGTAACACTATTGCATCAAATGTTCCTGCAGGACCAGGAACAGCTTTAGGTGGTTCTGATTACCAAAATGTAGTTAGCGATCCGGATGGTTATACTGTCCCAGCCTTAATTACTTTAATTAATACACTAAATGACCTAGTAGTTCAATATAATAGTACAGCAAGTATTCCTAGCTCATTGGTTTTTGAACCTTCTCCTTTAGTAGCTTGTCCTTCAGGTTGAGATGATAATCCTGGCCGAGTAAAGCATAAGCATATGCGAGTTAAGTGGGTTCCCGGTGATACTTGGTCTTTAGATCTTGGAGGAAGCATCCGAGGCGCTATTTATAATTCTGCAGGTGTATTTCAAGAAGCACTTGACTCTGTTTCTTATAATGAAACTGGAGGTACTTTATCTGGTAATACGCTTACGTATGATGCAGCTACACATTATGGAGATGCTTATTGCTTCGGTTTCCCTGGAGCTGGAGGTCCTACTGATAATCCATTTGCTTATGTACCCGAACCCTAATGATATTAACTCTATAAATTACTGAAAAATTTATAGGAAAGAAATGGTTGATAAAAGTATAAAATTACCTAGAGAACCTACACCTGAGGAACAGGAACTTAAAGACTCTCGTAAAATAACTAGTTTTTATCAACTCCCTAAAGAACAGCAAGATAAGTTACATACCGTATTAAAGACTTACCCACAGATAGAACAGATATATATATCAGGCTCAGCAGCTAACGGTACTCATATGTACAAGTACGATGAGGTTATAGATAAAATCAGAGTGGAAACTAAACATAAAAGTCCAGGAAAGTTATCTGATTTAGATATATGACTCGTCCCCGCTTTAAAAAAGGCGAATGTAAAATTACCTTCTGGTATAGATTACGATACGTTAGCTTTAACACAGACTTATCTTATTTATAAGGACGGTAAATTTTTTTAATTATTACAAGTTATGCAAGTAGATATAATAACACTAATTATAACAAGTATATTAAGTGGTTCTAGTCTTGCAGCCCTATTAGAAACTTATAGATGGTGAAAAGATAAACGAGATAACCATAATTTTAATTTTGATGTTGTACTAGAGAATGTTCATGAAGTTTACAATGTGTTAGACAACCTTAGACGAGAAGTCGGGTGCGAAAGAGTTCTACTTCTCAAAGCTCATAATGGAGGGGGAATACCCACACCAGATACTAATGTATATTCTTCGGTAATTTATGAAAGTACATCTGTAAAAAACGAAAACTTGAAACGTTCCTGGCAAAATCAACTCATAGATAAAGATTATGCTAACTTACTTTTAGATATTTATAAGAATAATAGAGTAAAACTAATCACAACAAGCATTGAAGATTCCATTTTAAAGTCTGTTTATGAAGCCCATGATATTCAAGCTGCTTACGTTTATAATATCTCTACTAAATTTAAACGCTTTATATATTTAGCTTTACACTTTACTAACGATCATTCAGACTCAGAGCTAACTGCCCGCCAAGAGGATGCAATAAGAATAGCTAAGACTCAACTGATAAAAATATTTGATAAAACAAAGTATTTATAATGAAAGATGTATTACTACCCAAGTATTTCTTAGGCGAAACAGAAGATCTTGAAGCAACTTCTGCTGGTCCAAGGTCCTTTCTAGCTTCTGATAAATCTAAATTCTCTTTAGTAGAGTGGTTAAATGAAGCGATAGAAAGAGGTGAAGTTAATGCTGATATTTCCGCTTCAATTGCAGACGGCAATAAAGGAGATATAACAGTCTTCAGTAATGGTAATCTTTGGGAACTTAATAATGTAGGCGTTATGCCCGCAACGTATACTTCAGCTGATGTTACTGTGGATGCAAAAGGTCGAGTTACAGCAATAAGTAACGGGGCTTCCTCAACAGCAGCTGGAGTTAGTGTAAGCCCTAGTGGAGATCTAACCTCTACAAATGTACAGGCCGCTTTAGAAGAGTTACAAAACGATATCAATAATCTATCTGTTGGAGGTACAGCCAGTGATATTACCTTTACTCCTACTGGTAGTACTACCTCCACTAACGTGCAAGACGCCCTTGAGGAGATTCAAACAGATGTAGATAATATTACCATCCCTTCTAGTTACGCAGCCTCTGATATAACTGTAACGCCTTCAGGTAACTTAATGTCTTCTTCTGTGCAAGACGCCTTAAATGAGCTTCAAGGGGATATAGATATATTAGCAGCAGGAGGTTCTGATGGAAATGGTATATATGATGGTGGTGGGATACTCCCCTCTAATGTTACTGTAGATGCTGCCACTCACAGCTTTGTTATGGATGATTTAGGACAGGTAAATTTTATTACTTCTGACTTATCTTCCCTGACTTGGAGTAGTCCTGGTAGCTTAGCAGTAACTCTTAATGGAGTAGCTGGGTTTACTTTTAACAGTAATGCAGGTATAGTATACAGCGGTGATTACTCTGCTAACTACACAACTAGGTCTTTAGTAGATAAAGCTTATGTAGACAATGAAATATCAGGTATCACAGTCTCTCAGAGCGCCTCTGAGATCACTTTTACTCCGAGTGGTAACACTACCTCTACAGATGTACAAAGTGCCATACAAGAGCTGCAAACAGAGTTAGATAGTATCTCAGTTACAGGAGCTGCAGATAATATAACATTTACACCCAGCGGAAACACCACTTCTGTAAATGTTCAAGCAGCTATAGAAGAATTACAAACAGAGATAGATAGTATAAATGTTATAAGCGATGCCAGTGGTATCTCCGTAACTCCTGCTGGTTCAATATCTTCTACTGATGTGCAGAACGCTTTAGAGGAATTAGATAGTGATATTCAAAGTATTAGTATTCCCAGCAGTTATAATGCTAATGCTATTGTAGTCAGCCCCACGGGCAACTTAAGCTCAACAGATGTACAGGCTGCACTTCAAGAATTACAAGGAGACATAGATGGTATAACAGTTCCTAGTAGTTATGCTGCAGCTGATATTACTGTTAGTCCTTCTGGAAACTTAAGCTCTACTTCGGCGCAGGCAGCCTTTTTAGAGTTGCAAGCGGATATAGATAACATCACTATACCAAGTACTTATGCAGCTTCTAACATAACTGTATCTGCTACAGGTAATCTAACATCTACTGATGTTCAAACAGCTTTGGAGGAACTTCAAACTGAGTTAGACAATTTAAGTATACCTACAACAGCATCAGAGTTACCTTTCGTTCCTAACGGAAATATCGTTGCTAGCAACGTTCAAAATGCTATACATGAAGTTCAAGGAGATGTTAACACTATTCTAACTAATACTTCTTATCTAACAAACCTGTACGAGACTGATGCTACTTTAACTGGTAATAGAACTCTTACAGGAGATAATAACAGTATTACATTTACAGGTTTAAATAGTACTACAGGTATGTCTGTAAATTCTGGTACTAAAACAGCGGTATTTTCAGGAACAGCCGGTTGAACTTATAATGCCGATTATGCTTTAGATTATACGTCTCGATCTTTAGTAGATAAAGCTTACGTGGATGATACTAGGTATACAGACTCAGACGTAGATACTTACATTACATCTAATGTTATTGGTTCAGACATTACGACTGTAACATCTACTGCAGGGTCTGTTGCTTGAACTGGACAGGATTCTCATATCTACCAAGTAACCATTGGGGAAACTACAACAATAGCCACTCCAAGTAATGCAGTGACTGGAGCAGAATATACTTTTATATTAGATGTTACAACAGTTGGACCTTATACACTAGATTTTAGTGGTGACTGATTATTTCCAGGAGGCCCTGAGTCTTATGTATTAGACCAAAACGATAAGGCTGTAATTAAATGTATTTGAGACGGAACACATATGTTAGTAATAGGAGCAAGAACCTACTAATTAAAAAATACACTATAATATGTTATATAAAAATAGACGTACAGGAGTAAAAAAGATTTATAATTTAAACCCAGATACTGTTAGAGGTCTATACAGTAGTGGTGTGTATACCTCTTCTATATATGCAGCCACTAACAAAGCTATAAGTGGTCTGTATGAAATACCCATACAAAATCCTATAGAGGAAGTAGTAGAAGAAGTACAAGAAAGAGTAGGTATACTAGATGCTTTTCCAGGAGCTGCATTTGCTGCTGCTCCAGATACACTTATCTACTCTGATTATACGGGACCAAGCGTAAGAGTAAGAAGAGAAAGTGATAATGCTGAAAGAGACTTTACTCCAGAAGAAGTAAGTAATGGAGATTTAGTATTATGGGTAGGTAATACAGATATTGATTATGTAGCTCCTACTCCAGTAACTCCAACACCTTCTACACCT